ATTCAGAACAGCATTACAAGTGGTTTTGGCGATGTTCAGACCGCACTTTGTGGCGGCTTCGCAGGTGTAAACGCAAGCATTAACGGCGCACAGAACGCTATAGCTACACAGTTATATGCTAATCAGATTGCCGATCTTGAAAGAAGCTTTGCGGCACAGACAGCAAACACACAGGGAATAACATCTTTACAGGCGCAGCTTGCACAGTGTTGTTGTGACAACAGAGCAGCTACCGCTGACTTAAAGTACACTGTAGCAACAGAAGAGTGCGCTACAAGAACTAATGACACACAGAATACACAGGCTGTTCTTAATGCTATTAATGGTGGCATCCAGAGTATTAAGGATCAGTTATGTCAGGACAAGATTGACGCTAAAAACGATGAAATTGCTAACCTTCGTCAATCACTTGCCATGAAAGACCTTGCAGCTTCACAGACAGCACAGAACGCTTTTATCGCACAGGGCTTTGCTAACGAAGTAGATCAGCTTTACAACAGGCTTTCAAGTTGTCCCGTTCCTTCAACACCCGTTTATGGACGTACACCTATTTTTACTTGTTCACAGAACGTAGCAGGTAGTTGTGGTTGCTCCGGCAATACTTTCTATAACTAATAGGGGGTATTTGCTATGGCAGAATATTTAACAGCAAGTGATAGTTTGGTAGCACTTAATAATACCATTCCTTTTAACACTGTTTCTATTCCTTGCAATAAGGGTCTTGTGATCCCGATTGCACCGGGGATTCTTAATCTAAAGGGCAGCACTCCTAACAGCTTTGCCAGATACAGAGTAACAGTTCAGGCTAACATTACAGTTCCCGCAGATGGTGAATTAACCGCAATCGCTTTGGGAATAGCCATAGATGGTGCAGTAGTTCCTGAAAGCGTGGCTATATTTACACCACAGGCATTAGAAGAGTACGGGCATATTAACACTACAGCGATTATAACCGTACCTTGTGGATGTTGCGTAACAGTATCGGCACGTTATGTTGACGGAACAGAAGATGATGCGGCTGCAACGCCCGCACCTTCAATTCTTGTAAGACGTAACGCTTCAATCACAGTTGAAAGAGTAGCGTAGAGAGGAGGACATACCATGAAGAATATAGAAGAACTACATAAATTGTGTGAAAAGGCTATGGAATCAATAGCTGAAAGCAATAAGAAACTGTCAAAAGACAGTGAACGCTTAACCGCTGATGATGCGAAGTATCTTGATCATCTTGCACATATGGTTAAGTCAATCAAGACAGTTATCGCTATGGAAGAGTACCCTGATGGATATTCTGGCGAGTATTCGGGTGAGTATTCAGGCGAGTATTCCCGTGAAGGCGGATGGAACTACAATAGACCCTACATGACAAGCGGAAACTATTATGGAAATTCAGGCGCAAGACGTATGAGGGATTCTATGGGTAGATATACAAGCCGTGAGAACGGATATAGCCGTGACGCATCCCGTAAGAAGATGGTACAGAAGCTTGAAACCCTTATGGATGATACCATGAGCGAAAGCGAGCGTATGGCTATCGAGGAATGTATTAAAAAGATACAGTAAATAAAAAAGGACAGCCCTTTTAGGGTTGCCCTTTTCTTTTTTCAAGCAAGCTATTGATTTCTACAAGTTTCTTATCGTGGTATTCCATTTTCTCTAAAATGCTTCCTAAACCATTAAGAACTGCAAACGAGATCAGGGTTACAAGAATACCCCCTACAAGAATACCGAACAGCAACCCGCCGTTTATTTGTGTTTTTGAACTTGTATCATAGATAGTTGAAACAATCTTTTCGGTTTTGCTAAAGGCTATTGCCATAATGATTGAACCGATACTACCTAATACTAATGTGATAAATGATAATACTTTTAAGAATTTTGCCATAAGTTATTCCCCTTTCTGTTCATTGTTTAAACCGAGTGCAAAGTCTACTAATTGCTTCGTTTTATCATCGCACTTTCGATAAGATACAACAAGTTCAATTTCTTCATTTGTTAAAGTTATATTCTCTTTGGCTTCTTTTTGTGCTTGCTCTTCCAGATATTCTATGAATCCTGCTACACGAGGATCATGTAGTCCGGCTTCTTCTAAAGCCATAACCCATTCCGTTTCAGCATTTTCATATAATGCGCTTATCGGAACGTTAAATAGTTTAGCATAACCTAACATTACTTTAGGTGATACTCTTTTTATTTCTCCGTTTTCATATCTTGATACAGTTCCTTCTGTAACATCTAATCTGGCGGCTACATCTTTTAATGTAAGCCCCCTTGTAGTTCGTAATCTCTTTATTTCATTACCGTTGATAATCATTATAGTAATACTCCTTTTTTCTTTATTTGTACCACATATATCGTCCTTTGTCTATAAAAACTTTATATGAACGCAAAAAAAATTCAAAAAAATACTTGCAATATTTTTGCGAGTGTGCTATTATGTGTTCATGCAAGAAATACACAAGTCTACCAGAAAGGAGAAATTAGTATGCGAAATGTAGATACTAAAGCTTTCAGGATTGCTATGATTAATGCTAATAATGACAGCTTTGTTCAACTTGCTAACGAAACAGGTATAGACAAGATTACCCTGTCAAATGTGTGTAACGGTAAGCAAAAGCCCTCTTATGATACTATAGAGAAGCTTGCAGACGCACTACATCTGACTTATGAGGAAATCGGGTCTATATTTTTTTATCGTGAACTTGCGTAAACGCAAAGTAAACACAAAATATTAGCTTCCGTACAAGCAAAAAAGATACGGACAAGCGAAGGAAACGCAAGAAAGAGGAAGCAGAAGTGAAAAAAGTTTTATTAGTAACAGCATTATTCTTGATGCTTTTTGGAAATGTAACGGTATCAGCCAAAAACAGCACTACACCAGATATTAACTTTGAAGAAAGAATCAGTGTGATGGTGCAAGAACACAAAGTAATGACACAAAACCTTATTGCTTACATGGAATACAAACGTGAAAGCATCGATTTGTTAGCAAGAGTGGCTTACAAAGAGAATTGGTACACGGACAAAGACAAACTAACGGCAAGATGGACGATGGGCGTTGTGATGAACAGGGTGGTTTCTCCGTATTTTCCTAATACAGTTAAAGAAGTCCTGTATCAAAAAGGTCAATATAGTACCACCAAATATTTCTTTACTGATAACCCGCCAGAAGAATGTTACGAAATGGCACGGGATGTATGGGAAAACGGGGTATCTGAAATGCCTAAAAATGTATTGTTCCAAAGTCAGCAACCGCATTTAGGTAACGGACATTGGAAAGTATTGAACGGAGAGTATTTCGCTTATGGTGGTTAAAGGTGAAACAATTAATTATTTAACAATGGGAGGTAAAAGCAAATGAAGATTTTAGTGTATGCACAGCGTGTTTTAGCATTAGTAGCTATGGTTGTTGGTGTGATCTTAATGTTTTCCGAAGCCCCGTTAGGGCAGGGCTTATCAGCACAGGCTTGGTTATCCGTTGGCGGTTTCTGCATTGTGCTTTTATCAATAGCATGGCTTTGGATAGCGGGCAAGGAAGAGGGAATTTTCATACATGAAGCAAGGTAGAAGATTATTCCGAAACGAAAAAGAAGTGCTGAAAAGACAGCATATAAACCCAGAAGATTATTCATTCTTGGGTGAATGTTTAGACAGCGAAGGCAAGTATGGTGCTTACTTTAAAATTCAGCATAAGCAAACAGGTAGCATAAAAGTCATATGTAGGTATGGCAAATAGGAAGGGGCAAAACATGAATTTTATTCTTAAAAGAATGAATATCAAGAATTTCAAAGGCATCCGAGAAAGAACTGTTGATTTTGATGAAACATTAACGAAGATTTCTGGCAAGAACGCAAGCGGTAAAACAACTATTATGGATGCTTTCTTTTGGGCGTTAACTAATACAGACAGTGAATTACATTCTAATCCGCCCATATTTCCACTTGAAGTAGCTGAATGTACTCCCGAAGTTGAGATCATCTTTATCGTAGACGGACGAGAGAACAGGCTTAAAAAGACACAGACACGCAAGGTTACGGAATCCGGTGATACCAGAAAAGTAGCTATGACTAATAACTACTATTACAATGACGTTCCTATGGCAGAACGTGATGTGAATAAGAAACTTACAGAACTTAACGTTGATTTAGAAAAGTTTCAGGAGTTATCGCATACGTCAGCTTTCTTGTCTTTAAAGAAAGAGGATCAGCGAAAGATACTGTTTGAAATGTCTGGCAAGTTAACAGACCTTGATATAGCACAGAGAATGGGCGATGTTACGGAAACTGCTGAACTGCTTGAAAAATATTCGGTTGCGGAGATCAAAGCTACACAGAAAGCAACCTTAAAACGTATTAACGAAGTTTACGGGGTAAAGGGCGAGATATTACAGGCAAAAATAGAAGGTCTGGAACTTTCAAAGATAGAATATGAGTTTTCTGCTCTTGAAATCCTTAAAAACGATTTAAACGATAAGTTAGCAGGTATTGATACTAACCGCAAGGCAAATCTTGAAACCGAGAAGAATCTTGGGATTTTAAGAGAAAAGGCTTTGAACTTACAGATGGAAGTGTCCGGTTTGAAGAACACAATGTCTGCCACTAAACAGGAAACTTTAAACAAGTTAAAAAAGACTTTTGAAGATAGCCGTACAGATTTAGACCGAGCTGCTAAAAGATATAAGGATTTACAGGCAGAAAAAACTGCTATTCAAACTAAATTAGAAGCAGAAATACGTTCTATCGACACCCTTAACGTTGCTTTGAAGATCATACAGGAAATGGCATTTGACGAAAAGTCGGAGATTTGTCCTACTTGTGGTCAGAGATTGCCGGACAAAAACGTTCAGGCATTAAGACAGAACTTTGAGAATGAAAAGTCAAAGAAGATCAAGAAAGCTGTTGATGAGATTGAAGCTGCTAAATCAGTTATTGAAAGTTATGAAAACAGACTAAAAGTCCTTGAAGCTGATATTGAAAAGGCTAAAAAGGATGGCAAGTCCATTCAGGATGTATATACAGATGCCAAAAACAAGTATGAAGCCTACAAGATTATTCCGGTAGATGAGCCTACAGATGATGTAAGGATCAAGGAGCAGGAATTAATTGATGTAAATGCAAAGATTGAAGAGGTTAAACAGACTTATATCCCTAATCTTGATTTACAGGAAGTTGATTTAAGGCAGCAGTTAAAGGATGTTGAGTTGAAACTTAATCAGGCAAATACAAATGCCATGATTGATGAAAAAATAGCTGAATTAAGAGTTAAACAGGCTGAATACGAACAGAACAGAGCAAATGCCGAAAAGATACTTTTTCAGCTTGATAGAGTTGAGCGTGAGAAGAACTTACTTCTTACGGACGAAATCAACAAGCATTTCGATATAGTCAAGTGGTCATTCTTTAAGCAACAGAAAAATGGTGATTGGGTTACTACTTGCGAATGTTTTGTTGCTAATAAAGAACTTGGGGCTGCACTCAATACAGCGATGCAGGTTAGAGCAAAAATCGACATTTGTAACAGCTTGCAGAAGTTTTACGATCAACATTTACCTATCTGGCTTGATGGGGCGGAGTGCTTGGATTCTTCAAGTCAGCAATCATTATTGGTATCAACACAGATGATTTTATTGATGGTCATAGATTAAAGGAGGATGAGTTATGGCAAACGCAGTAGCCGAAGCAAAAAAGGCAACAGCCGAATCTACAAAAAACTTTAGTTTAGTTCTTTCAGAAAAGCTTGATGGAATATCTACAGCATTACCTAAAGAGTTTAATAAGGCACGTTTCGTACAGAACGCTTTAAGCCTGTTAAACGAAAAGCCGGATCTTGCAAGATATGGTCAAGCGCAGATATTAGCCGGATTAACAAGGGGCGCATTGCTTGGTTTGGATTTCTTCAACAAGGAAGCTTACCTTGTGGCATACGGCAATCAGTTGCAGTATCAGACTTCCTACATTGGGGCGCAGAAGTTGGTTAAGAAGTATGCAATCAAGCCTGTTAAGAACATCTATGCAGAACTTGTTAGGGAAGGTGATTTATTTGAATCGGGCATAGAGAAGAACCAGAAGTATGTAACTTTTAAGCCTAATCCTTTTTCTAACCTTCCTGTAATCGGTGCTTTCGCAGTTTGTGAGTTTGAAAACGGTGATATAGCTGTTGAAACCATGAACATGGAAGAACTTGAAGCCGTTAGAAAGAAATCAAAGATGGGTAACGCAGGTGCTTGGAAAGAGTTTACAGGCGAAATGCAGAAGAAAACCGTTATCCGTAGGCTTTGTAAGAAGATCGAGATAGATTTTGAAAATCCAGAACAGAAACAGATTTTTGAAGCTGATACGGATATTGAAACTGATCCGCAGGAACTTCGCAATAATCAGGTGCAGGAATCAGCTAATAGCGTAGATTTTGAAGATGTTATCGACGCAAAAGCGGTTGAAGTTAAGGAAATTCCCGAAGAAGAGATGCCTTTTAAATAAATCCCATTTTCTCCATGAGGTCTTGGTGGGTAGGGTTGGTGGGTAATTTATAGGACAGACAGGAGGAAAAGAGTTGAAATTAAAGTGTTTAGCTACAGGCAGTAACGGTAATTGTTATGCCTTGATTGACGGAGATGGGAAAATTTTACTTCTGGATTGTGGGCTTCCCATAAAAGAGATTAAGGCGGGTATAGATTTTCGGGTATCTGATATTGTAGGTTGCTTGATTACCCATGCACATATGGATCACAGCAAAAGTGAATCAGACTTAAAGAAAATGGGAATCCCGGTAATAACCCCATACAAGAACAAAGTGTCAGATGCAAACTTTGGAAACTTCTTTATCAGGTACTTCGCTTTAACTGATAAAGACGGACGTTTTGCGCATAGTAATGCAGATGGTTCTGAATGTCCTGTTTATGGCTACATCATAATGCACAATACGGAAAATCCGAAGCTTTTATACTTAACTGATTGCGAGTTTTGCAAGTGGCGGTTTTCAGGTATGGAAAATCTGCTGATAGGTATTAATTATGCAGATGAAAGCTTTACGGAACATGACAACGAAATGAAGAAACGCCATGTTATGAACGGGCATATGGAATTAAAGACCGCTTGTGAGTTTATAAAGGTTACAGACAGGGATAAAACCTTGAAAAACGTCATAGTCGGACATATGAGTGAACATAATTCAGATAAGACGCTTTTCACAGACAAGATTGCTGAAATAACTTCACAAGCAAACATTTTTATATCTGAAAAAGGATTGGTGATAGACTTATGAACTCTTGTAATTTTATCGGGCGTTTAGTTAATGACGTGAAAACCCGTAGAGATAAGGTTGGGGACAATATTCTTGTTACAGCTTATTTCAATCTTGCTGTAGAGAGAACATTTTCACAATCCAAACAAAGCTATGATGTGCTTCCTATGAAAGCGGTAGGATCGGTAGCTGAAACTTGTGAAAAGTGGCTTGTAAAGGGCAAAAAGATAGGTATATCTGCCAGAGCAGAACATTTAAAGTATCAGAAGGGCGGGAAATGGTTTGAACATACAATGTTTAAGGTTTTACAGTTGTTCTTTGTAGATATTAAAGGTGATCAGGAAGCTAATACTGTTTCAGATGAAATAAGGCAGATAGAATTAGACCCTTCCGGTTTGGAAGAAACAGAATATCAGGGCATCGATTTTTCAGCTTTGGACTAATCTAAAATTTGGCTTTTAAAGGCGGTTTATATCGAATGTGAATATTTTATCGGGCAGCAGGAGAAAAACGGAATATGAGCCGTTTCTGTTAGCTACAGGGGTATCAAAATGAGAATATATGAGGACAAAGGGAACAAAGTCGGAAAACATAACATAAAAAATGAGTGGTGGACTAAAAACGGTATTGAAGTAGTCCGTGTTCCGCTTCCTGTTGGTGATTATGTGCTTGAAAATGAAAAGATAGCAGACGTGATAGTCCGCAAAACCAAACGGGGAATGGAACTAAAAAAAATGGATTTTCTCGGAACATATAGCGTAGCAGTAGATACAAAATGTGCCATACAGGAGTTGGTGCAGGACATTCAGAGTGAGCATGAAAGATTTCGTGATGAATTGATATTAGCACAGAATAACGGGATAAAGCTTTATATAGTGGTGGAAAACAAAGGCAGCTACTTAAACAGCAAAAAGACAATTTGGAATACAGACATACATGATATTCAAGGCTTATTTAGTTGGAAGAATCCCAGAGCGTATATTTTTAGGGGTGGCAAGCAGCTTTACCCTAATTGTGCTAAAGGCGAATGGGTAGCTAAATGCTGTATCACAATGGAAAAGAAGTATGGATGTAAGTTTGTATTCTGTACACCGGAAGAATCCGCAAGGAAAGTTTTAGAAATACTGAAAGAAGGTAATTCAAATGGCTGAACGTAGAATGTTCGCAAAGTCAATTATAGACAGTGACGCTTTTTTGGATATGCCATTAAGCACACAGGCATTATATTTTCACCTTGTTATGAATGCAAACGATAAAGGTAGCTTGAACAATGCTAATTCGGTTGTTCGTTGTGTTGATGCCGATAAATCAGACTTAACCAATTTGTTAGACAAAGAATATGTCTATTACGATGGCAACCACGAATTACACATATCGCATTGGGTTGAGCATTCAGGTGTTGGTGAAGTACATAAAGACAGAAACAACTACTCATATCGTAAGTGGCGAGAAATGGTCTTGATAAGGGATAACTACACTTGTCAGAAATGTGGGGCTAAAAACGATCTCCATGTTCACCACAAAAAGAGTTTTGCAGAAAACCCGGAATTAAGGCTTAATCTCGATAATGGAATTACGTTGTGTGTGGATTGTCACAGGAAACTACATGGTTTAGTCAAAAAGGAAAAGTGATGGCAGAGAAAAGGATGTTTACAAAGAAGATTACAGATGCAGATGAATTTATATCACTTCCAAGTAGCACACAGGCTTTATATCTACATCTTTGCATGGCAGCCGATGATGATGGATTTAATAATCAAGTACAAATGGCTATGTTTAAAGCTCATGCAAGCGTAGATGATGTAAAGGTATTGCTTGCCAAAAGGTTCATTCTGCAATTTGAAAGTGGAGTAATCGTAATTAAGCATTGGCGAATGGCTAATGCACTACGGAAAGACAGATATACGGAAACGGCATACCAAGAAGAACTAAAGTGCTTAAAAGTCAAGGACAATGGTTCTTACACATTTGCAGACGGCAACGATGTTTGGTTGCCAGATGGTTGCCAAATGGTTGCCGAACGGTTGCCACAGTATAGTATAGATAAGGATAGTATAGATAAGAATAATAATATATTGTCGGGGAAAAAATCCGACAATGCCGAAAAAAAGAGTTTTTCGGAAGAAATTAGCAAGGTAATTAACTACTTAAATGATGTTTTAGGAACAAGATATACTACAAAATCAAAATCCACAAATGAAAAGATCAAAGCCCGGTTAGAAGAAGGACATACAGTTGATGATTTTAAACAGGTTATTGACAACAAAAAGAGAGAATGGGGCAACGATCCTAAAATGGTTAAGTATTTAAGACCTGAAACATTATTTAGGGCAAGTCATTTTGAAAGCTATCTTAACGAAGTTGAAAATGACGCTACCAGAAAGAAGAGAGAGGAACAGGAAATAAATGAGCGACAACGAAAAGCAATCAAAGACGCAGACATCGGAATCTTCGACAGCGTGTGAGTATTGCAACGGTACCGGACTATATATGTTTCAGCAGAAAATGTCTGATTACTGCCATGAAAACGGATTGCCTTACATCTATGGTGAACGTCCTGACTTTACCACATGGGTTTCAAAGAAATGCCCCTATTGTCAAGGTGGGCTTATGGGAAGAGCGAAAGAAGTTAAAAAATCTGCTGATATTCCTATGACGTTCTACGATAAAAGGATTACTGATTTTGATTGGGAAATCTATATCAAGGATGATGGCACTTTGACTAATACAGTAGGCACTCAAAGGGGTGTTAAAGCTTTTATAGAAGAATTTGATAAGTGGGAAAGTAAAAATATGGGGCTTTACATTTATTCAACTACTAAAGGTTCTGGGAAAACATTCCTTGCAAGCTGTATTTGTAATGAACTGATGTATGCAAGGGCAATTAAGACAAGATTTGTAAACGCTGCACAGTTGGTAGATATAGCATTGTCAGGGGACAAAAATTCATTTGATGAATATAAGCGTAACCCCATGAAGCTTCTTTATGAGTGCAAGCTTTTAGTCATAGATGATATTGGTCAGAAAAACATTCGGTCTGAAATGTATGAGGATATTGTTTACAAACTGATTGATTATCGCATGGTTCACAGCCGTATGACATTGTTTACATCAAATGTGGCACAGGATCAGTTACCACTTAATGAAAGAACTGCTGACAGAATAAGCAGAATGTCATTCCCGATGCACTTGCCAGAGATATGCGTAAGAGATAAAGAAACAAGAGAAAATCGTAAGGATTTGCAAATGGAACTTGGATGGTTAAAAGTGAAGGAGTAAGCACATGGAAGAAGTAAAGCAGAAAGAGAAGAAAATAACTCAAAGAGATAGAGTTTTACAGTATATGCGTGAGCATAATGGAATAACAGCATATGAAGCTGTTAAGGAAGTTGGTTGCTTACAGTTATCAGCCAGAATATGTGAGTTGCAAAAAGAAGGACATATGTTCTCTACGGAACGGATAAAGAACGTTAACCGTTACGGTGATCCCTGCCACTACTACAAATACAGATATGTTGGAAAAGTCGGTGAGGTGGCTAAAGCATGAGCAGGACGATTGAAGATTTGAAAATGAAGCAGGCACTTCCGCTTGATGTAAAAATTTCTCTTACCCGTGAACGTATCAGACAATGGGTTAATGAATTTGGCGAAGATGGCGTGTATGTGAGCTTTTCAGGTGGTAAGGACAGTACGGTGCTTCTTGATATAGTCCGTAACGTTTGTGGCTATACCGATATTCCTGCGGTGTTTGTAGATGTTCCGACACAGTTTCCTGAATTAAGAGAGTTTGCTACATCTTTTGATAATGTAGAGGTTTTGAAACCAAAGATTAGCTTTGCCGAGGTTTGCAAGAAATATGGATTTCCTATGATTTCAAAAGAAGTATCTGGAACAGTAGCAGAATCAAGAAAATATATAAAAAAAGTCTTGACAAACCTTGAAAATAATGTGACCACCGCTACAGACAGACAGACAGACAGACAGACAGACAGACAGACAGGCTGATATTTCGGTCTGCTTGGGGAATAGCGGATTTACTCGGAATAGAGAGAAGAAAGAGCAAGGGGGCGGATTATCAAGCCTTGCTGATGGGGAATATCCCTGACGAGTATATTCATAAATTGCCTGTAAGGATGCAGATGTTATTGGGAAAATTTCCTCACAGAGAACACGGAATTACAACAGATGCGTATTCAACTATATATGACCGTAGCAGATACAGATTTTTATTGGATGCCGATTTTGAAATATCTGATATGTGTTGCAAGATTATGAAGAAACAGCCGTTACACAAGTATAACCGTGATTCAGGCAGATACCCTATGACCGCACAAATGGCGGATGAAAGCCTATTAAGGCAAAGCCAATGGATTAAAAATGGTTGCAACGGATTTCACCTAAAGATACCTACATCAAACCCTATGTCATTCTGGACGGAACAAGATGTACTAACATACATAGTCAAAAATGGGACAAAGATTTGTTCGGTATATGGTGATGTTGTTGAGGATTTCGGCGATCAGCTTGAAGGTCAGATGGACTTATCGGATTTCGGCTTGTACGAATCTCAAAAGAAATACAAGTGTACGGGTTGTAAACGTACAGGCTGTATGTTGTGCGGTTTCGGATGCCACTTAGAGAAGAAAGACGAATCGAGATTCTTGTTGCTGAAACAGACACATCCGAAGATGTATGCCTTACTTGATGTGATTAAAAATAATGGGGTTTCGTTCCGAGAAGCTATTGAGTGGACTAATGAACATATGACAGGCAGAGGGCATATTTGGATATAAAACTATAAACATACTATGTTAGTAGGTGAATAACATGAGCAAACTAAGCAAAGAGGAATTAGCCCGGTATCAGGGTGCTAATTGGATATTGGATAAGATCAAGGCTGTTGGCATAGAGGAAGCCGAAAAAGACCTGATAATGCGTGGGGCAAGGAATATCCCGTTGGCTGTTAAGGATTCGGATTTACGGAAATTTGAAGTAAG